AAATCTGGCCAAACATTCTTTACAAAATACAAGAAGTTGTCCTGACATAATTTTATATGTTTTAACCATACTTTTTCGAGCCTCTCTCGTAATTGATCGGTGGTCAATAAATCTGTATCAGTCATCTTAATTTACTATACCCTTGGGTCCCCTTAAAATCTACCCCCTTAATTCTACAAGACCGTACTACTTGTATCTGGCATGTTAGGTTTAGTCAATGTTAGGAAACTTTAATATAATTTCCGTAAAAAAAGAATAATAAAAAAATTTCGAATTTTGAAAGTTGACTGGTACCTCTATCAATAGGCAAGCCACACGCCCCACGTGGGGCGTGTGTTGTTAGTTATTAGTTTTTTATAAGTTGTGATTGTCTTGTCTTGACTTGACTATCTATAAAAGTTTTATGCTCATCTTGTAAAGATAATTTTCTAGCTTTTATTAACTCTTCGGGTTTATACTTAATCATAAAATCTTTATGACATAAGTTAGAATAATCCTTCAATAGTTGCTTTATATAGTCGCTCATGTTAAGCCCTCACCATTGTTCTAATTGATAAGATAATGCCACCCATGGACAGGATTAACCCTGTCCATGGATCAACCGTAAATAGTACAATCACGCCTAAGAATGCAATTGTAAAACTAATTAAGATTAATATTATATATAATGCTAATTCCATTATATTTTAACTGCGTTAACTTCAAGCGTTACAGAATTAACAACCTTTGTTTTATACTCTTCGTATAATTTAGGATGATCTTCCTGCAATCTTTTAAGATCAATTGTATTATATTCTTTGTGCTTTGTTTGGGCGTGTATGTTGTGACCCTTACTAACTGTAAAGATTTGCCCACCGTGTTTATCAACTAAAGTTGATGCATCTTCTTTAATGCTCTTCTCTAATTCAGTGAAGCTTTTCTTTTTTCTTTTTACATCAAAATAATTAAATAAAAGTTTACTATCTAAAGTACTCAAATTATTTAATTTGGTTTTTTTTAGTGTACTCATTTTTTTACCTCGTTTGTTAATTATATATAACTTATGTTATATATGATCCCATTATGATCATATTTAATAAGATGTAAAGAAAAAGATTTATTTTTTTTAGGGGGCAGAGCTGCCCCCTAGTTTAGAACAATTCTAAAGTGCAATTGCAATTATTAAAAAAATGATGGCGCTTGTGTATGGATAAAATACAAAGCATCGAACAATAAACGCTAGAAAATTCATGACGCTATTTTAATGAAACTATTCTTTGTCACCTTCTTACCTAAGCCCTTAGCAACCAGGCCTACAATCACGCCTGACGGATCCTTAAAGCGTAAATCATGCGCATCCCCGTCAATAACTTTACGACTCATCCAGGTACGGGGCAGCTTATCTTTAAAGACTACGGCTACATTAGCATAATACTCAGTCATGGCCTTAATTTGGTCCTGGTAATTGGTCCCTGAGTCACTGAAGGTTACATGATAATTTTTTTTACCATGATCAAGGTAGTTAAGTACTTTACTATAGTCATAGAATTGCACATCAGGGTGTATATCCATTAAGCTGCCACCTCCATCAACTTTATATTTAAACCAGGGCAAGTCACTGGTGCCGTTGAGTCTTACGGCAAATTTAAAACCAGCTCGAGCAGCTCTTAGCTTCAGTGTCTGTATTTCTTTTGACAGCTCCCACAAAAATCCGTTTTTGTTATTCCAAAAATAATTAGTTTTATTTATTCGGGCTCGCTGCACTGAATTCATTTGCCCCCGTCCTGATGTATTTAAACAAGGTTTAACACATCCACCAGGCCCCAGGGTAGCTTTGGGGCAAACATTTTTTCCACTCATATCATATGGCGCAAAATGCATTATAGCTGTTTTATATCCCAGCTTCTCACCCTTAGCCATTTTAGTTTGGCTGTAATAATTAAGTAACGGCATTTTATATTCTCCTATTTTGTTAGTTTTAATCTTATTACAGCGGGAGCCGTTAGCTGTCAACTTTTTATTTTAGCTCCTGCTGCTAGATCTTGCTGCAATAAATAAGACTCGACCTGGAGGCCTGGAGGCCCTGAAGCTTTAAGCTGCCATCGAGCTGCACGACTCACGGGACCAATTGAAAAAAATAATTTTTTAAATGTTAGTGTTAAACACTTAACGAAAAAAAGCCATATATACGATCACGCACGGAAGAATTTTTTTAATGTTAGTGTTAAGTGGTAATTGAAAAAAAGCCATATGTATCTTCACGCACGGGAAAAAATATTAGTGTTAAGTAGTCAAGTAAAAAAAAGCCATATACATCTTCACGCACCAAATAAGCGTGAGACGTGGTTCAAGCGTCTTGAATTTTTTTGATTGCGTCTTTTAAATTAGGTGATGAAGAAACATGAACAATGGTTCTCGGTTCACGAACCACGAAAAGTTGATATTCTGAGAGACCTCTCTGCGAGAGACCCTCTCGCAAGATAAATGATTGTCCACCATTTTTAAAATGGGTTAAATGCCAATTAATTTGGTACTTTGATAAACCTAAATTCTTGACATCATTTGACTTGAGTTCAATCCAAATACTTTTGTTATTTATCAACCAATAAACATCTGGAATTCCATTGATTGTATTACTTTCTATGCGAAATAATTGACCTTTTAATTTAAGATTTTTAATGCGTTTCCACAAATTACTTTCAGATTTTTTCATTATGTTATTAGGTCAATAACATAAAAAAAGGGTCAACTCTAGTCTCCCTTTGTTGACCCCTTAATCAAGATAATTGGTTGTCTGTGTTAATCCCAATATCAAGAATTTTATTATATCAGATTACAGGAATTACAGGTAGTTCTTTAATGTTGGTGTGAATTGCACCACCATTATTTCCTTCATCATCACTTGTTGGTGTAAGCCAAGTTCCATTATCTAAAAGAATTTGAATTGGTTGATTGTGCCAACCTTGATGTTCCATTTCTTTTTCTGAACAGTAATCAACTCTAACAATAGTTCTTCCCTCTAAATACTTTGCTATTCTCATAGCCCAAGTTTCATCTATTGTATGAATAAACCAATAACCTTTTGGTTCACCCATATTAATTTTTTCTTTTTTAGTTTTTTTATCAATATGAGATAAGCCAATAGTGTAATTATTACTTCTACAAATAATATAAAATTTGTCTAAGTCTCTGTTGTATTTAATGTAATAAGCATTATTTTTATCACATACTAATTGGTTTTCTTTTACTGCACTTTTTATATCTTCAATGTTTTTTGAGTATTTTGCCATTTTTCATATTCCTTTTCTTGTGTGTAATCCCAAACAGAAATAAATCTTTCAAGCCAATTTTCTTGTTTGGGTGTTAGTGTCATATTCCAAGCCAACTCTTCATCTGCACTTCCTAATGGGGAGAGTTCTTCTCTCTCCCCAAAATTATTGTAGATTTTAACAAGTGTTTCTATACTACGCACTTATTTGTTTTAAAGTTGTCTCTGGTATTGTAATTGCAATTTTTGACTTTTGAGCAATTAAAGATATTTGTTTTAATACCTCTGTCCCAATCATATCAGAGTGCAATAAGTCCTCTGCTTTTTCTTGCAAGTCATCAATCATTTGTACTTCTTGACCTTTTTTAGATTGATAAAATGCTTTTTTAGTTTCTTCTAAACATTTTTCTTCTAAGTATTTGTCAATCATACCACAATGTTTATGAGTGCCTTTTTCAAAACAATCGGAGTAATCTGGTAAAGATGAACCATATTCCCAAGATCGATTGTCTTGCCACTGTTTTATTTTACTTACTGCTTTTAAAGTTGCGTCTGCAAACTTTTGTCTTTTGTCTTGCAACTTTTTATCTATGCTTGAAAAGAAATCATTAAAATCTTTTTCTGCCAATTTTAATTCTTTCAACTCTTTATCTAATGCTAATCTTTTTAAAAACATTGGATAATTTTTTTCAGAGTTTTTATTGATCTCTGCCAAGTGCATGCTTTCAACTGCACTTCTTTTTTCTCTAAACTTTTTAGAAAGTTTATTTGACCAATATTCTCTGTTGTCTTTGCTTATTTGTTTATTACTCATTTTTTGCTCCATTGTTAGTTGTTAGTTTTTAAGGCTATATACATTTAAAGATTTTATATTTTCGCACTTAAGGAATTGCTCATAGTATATAACCTTAATGAGTACCCTCAATGGATATCTTCCAGAGGGTACTCTAATTGTTTTTATTTTATAACAGTTGTCAAAAACAATCAAAAAAATTTTGTTATCCAATAGTAAAGCCACCAGAATTTTTACAAAAATCTGAAAACTCTTTTACATTATCAACAGAAAAAGGATAATTACCATTAAAATTTTTCTTATCATAAATTTTATCCCATTTCTTTTTGTCTTCTGTTGGAAATTCATTTGGTGCAAGATTAGATTTACCAAGTTTTTTTTCAACTTTCTTACAAAACTTGTCTAATTGTTTTTCAATCTTGTCATTATGCTTTTCAATTATTTTTCTATTCTTTTCAAATTGATCTGCGTATGCTTTACAATGCCCAGATTTAATTAAATGATCTAATTGTTGTGAAATCATTTCTGCGTATTGTTGCGAAACTTCATAACAATCATTATAACCCCAATGTTCATGTTCATTTTCTGGAATTACTTTTGTATGTCTTAAAACATAATCTGCAAGAGGTCTCCACCACCAAACATTGTTTCTAAAATAAGTACCAGATTGAGAAGTATAATTTTCTCTTTTTTCAAAATACTTATCTTGATCTTCTTTAGATAATTCAAATAAATTATCTGGTCTTGTTGGTTCTTTTAAGTGTAGGTTTTTTGGGTTCATTCCTGTAATGTCAAATCCCATTTTTGCTCCTTTGTTTAGTTGTTAGTTTTTTAATTATTGAAAGCAACATTTTAATAATAGTTTTAGATGAACTATGATAATTTTTTTGTGCAATATCTAAATCATCTAATAACCAATTACTCAAAAAGTCTTTTTCTTTTTTTGTTAGTTTTATATTCATATCCCATATTAATAAGATAATTTTGAATAAATGCAATAGTTAAATTAAGATAAATAATATAAGTAAAATAACGAATAAATAAGGATAAAATATTATAAATCGGAGTATAAAAGCCAAGAAATTATCCATCACCTCAAAATAAAGATTAAAAAAATTATTACAAGATTAAACTTTAATTTTTCTTATAGATTGTATTACTGATGTTGGAATTATTGTAGTATTACCAATATTATCAAATGTTGGTTTTTCTTTTGTCTCTATATAATCAGTAAATATTCTGGTTATACCTTTTGATTGAGATAATAGATATCCTTTAGAAACACAAGTTGGTAATTTTTGATTTTTTAAATCTTTGGTACTACTCCAACCTGCGTCACCCTCAATATCAAGCCACTTTATCTCAACATAAGGATAATCTAAAATATTATTTCCTAAATTTTTAAAATTAAAATTTAAAATTTTTGATTTTTGTATTTTCTTCTTCATGAAAAAAACCCATATGTATCTTCGGATTTTATGAAAAAAAACCCATATGTATCTTCGGACTTTGTCAAAAAAAACCCATATGTATCTTCGGATTTTAACATTATTTTTCTACCTTAAATTCGTTTTCATATGTAATGTCGGTACCATGATCCTTAATATTTTTATAAACTCTTTTATTATCTTCTGTAAGTACAGAGACAATACCCACTGATGTTTGTAAATGTTGGTTATGAATTTCATTAAAGACAACCATAAAATTTCCATCATCAAGTAATTTCTTCTGGCGTAACGTCAATGATATTTTTGGCTTCTCCAATTTTACCTTCAAGTTCGGATAACCGTTTCTCAAGTTGTTCACGACTCATACCCTCCAATCCAACATGGGTTACTTCTTTTTTATCTACAAAAAATCCTGCCATTTGTCCACTACGATACTCTGCATTTACAGCTACAGAAAATTGTTTTTTATCTTCTGCCTTTTTACTTAGTGTCTCAAATCTTTTATATTTCTTAAGCTTGTCCCCTTCATGTTTTTTTAATTCCTGGTTATATTTCATTTCCATATAACGAACTACATGAGGATTTTTATTTTGATTGGTTAATCTGCTTGCAATTTCTGTTGGTCCTTCTTTTTTATCAGAGGTATAGCCAGCCCGAGTGGCTGCTTCAGTCTTGGAGATCTCACCCCAATTACTAACATATATATCTACAAAGGCTTTTTGTTTTAATGTCAGCTCAGATGTTGATTTCAAAGTATTTTTTCTTTTAGTCATCTTGACCTGTTATATCATAAATTTTTTCCTAATACTCTTTCTTACAAACTTTTTTATTTTTATTTTTAAGCAGAAAATGGCCTCAAGCAGTGTATTTTCCTAGAACTACTAGGAATTTTCCTAGTGTTTTCCTAGTGTGTTTTGCTCTAGAAGTGTTGTGTTTCAATGTTTTTCCTAGTTTCCTAGAGAAAAACCCTTACAAACTTTTTTTTATTTTTTTTTTTCTAAGGAAGTGTACTAGGAAACCAGCCCCGTGAGCCGTGGTTCTAGTACCATTGACCCAGATAAAAGATTGACGGATCTTGGCCAATGCCTTAAAGTTATCTTGAGTAATGTTTGTTATCATTTTCATTACCTCAATTGTTAGTTAGCTTAGGCTCACGTTTTTGAATTTCCTTTCTAGTGGGCCTAAGTTTTATTATGAGAAATCTTTTCGAAACATTAATTGATGTCGGTTCAGGGTTATTACTATCAACCTTAGTGCAGCTATATATATTTCCCTATTTCGATATGTACCCAACCGTATGGGAATCATTCCATATTGCAGTAATATTCACGGCTATTTCAATTTGCAGATCTTGGTTTTGGAGAACATTTTTTAGACGAAAAAAATCTTGAAAAAAAATTTTTAATCCTATATATTTATCTTACTAACTTAGGAGAAATCATGAGTTATATGCTTTAGCTTGCAGTTTAGCGATTGCTCCCTGGACTGCAAGTTAAAGTTCAATCTCCAAATCCTTTTTAAAATTATCAACATAAACATTATCAGCGTCCATTATTTGTCTACGCTTATTCTCAACATTACGTCTTAATTCTTTTCTTAAATCTAAATCCGTTTCACATTTAAGTCTTTGAAATAACTTATTATATTCATGCCATAAAAAATGTTTTCTTTTAAATTTAATGTCCCCACTACTCAATGCTTTAGAATATCTATACCTAACATTGTCTGGTTCCCATCCTGCCCACCAACAGATCTGTTCAAAATCTTTTGATCTTGCAATCCAATAATGTGCATCACACTTAGCTAGGCTAGCTTTACGATCTGCACTAAGAGCTCTAGTATCTTCAAATGCATTTAAGATTACATGCCTCCATAACTTTTGTTCATTACAGACATGGTTTTCTGCAACGATATCAGAAGTTATTTTAATGCCCATAAGTTTTAATAAGTCTACTGAGTAGAGCACGATAATGGCCTTTCGATTTTTTAAAATTGAATCGAGTGGCGACCTCAAAATGTTCGTGTACATCATCAAGTAAATTTGTGATGGCTGCGCCTTCTAAGTTTTCTTCTTCAATATGTTCAGAGATATCTCTAAAATCTAATTGGGCTTCTGCTTTAGTATAATTATCCGCCATCATTCGTTACATCCTGCTTATAGTCGCTAAATTTAATGACGTTGTCTTTACTCTTAGGAGGTAATGGTTTTTTATATTTAGATAATGTCTTTTCAACTTCATCTAATTCTTTATCTATCTCCTCTAAAAATTCATCGTGGTCCTGGTGGACTTCATATATATCTGCTGCATCATTGAGAAAGCGTTGATCCATTTGATCATAGCCGTAACTAACACCATGTAACATAGCAAAAATTACTGAACTTAATCTATTGTATTCTGTCTTTGAAAATTTTTTGGAAGCACTAACTAATACTTTTGTCAGCTCAGTGATACCATCCGTTTTGTTTGCCATTAATATAATCCCACGCTACTTTAAATAATAATACTTGTTCTGCTTCTGATGATGAGCCGTTGACCGTGGTGCCTGATCCATTGCAAATGATACAAGATACAAACGATTTGTTTGAAGTCATAATATGACCCGTTCCTTTACAATCGGTACATATCTTGTGGTTGCGTAATAGTTTAGTCATATAAAAATTTTTGCTTGGTTGCAAGTCCTTATTATAAACTAATCAGTGTCGTGGGTACAAGGGAGGTAGAAAATTATTTCTTACGTCTAAGGTATCTTTTTAAAATATAATTAATTAAGTCTAAAGCTTTAGAAGATTGTTCGTATCTTAAATACATTTTCTTCCAACCAGGTCTTACCTTCATTCTATCTCTAACAAATTTATCTCTTCTGTTAGCAGCTCGTTGTCTTTTCTCTAAACCTAAATATATTTTTCCAATTGGATTGTATTGCTCCCATAGATCGATGGCCACTGAGTTAACATCTAACCAACGACCAACCTTTTTCATTTTGTTTATTTTAAATAAATTAACTTTCATTTAAAACCTTTTTAATTGCGAGCCCGAAGATTCTTGCCATTTGTGGGACGATTGCGTTTCCGAGACTTTTGATTCTGCTTGCTCTATCTTTGTCCAATTCTCTGGAAATCCCATTAGGAACTCCACAAAGGTCGGATTCAATTTGCCACCAGGTTCTATCGGTTGATTTACTTTGTTCACTACATCGTTCAACTTCGCTCCGAACTTGGTTCCAGTGCCAACCCTCGTTACACTCCAACCTGATGAGTTCTGCTTCACTGTCTCTGGTGGTGCTACTACATCCATCTGACAACTGGCCGATGGTGTAGGAAACATTTGCATGTGTGCCGTCAGATTGTGTTGAGCTGCAGCTTTCTCTCCCTTCCTCTTGATCAGAGTCTCTGCATCCTCTTGTCCTGATGCTCTCGGTGTTGGATACATTTTCATCGTTTCTGGATCCACTTGTTCTCTCAGATTCGATGGTTTGGTTCTGCCCTTCCTGTGTCCCTCCATTAATTTTTTTGTCCCTGCTGCGCTTCTCGGCGGCAAGTAATCCATTGTGTTTGGAGTGGCCCACAATCCAGACTCTAAATCTTTGGTGCCAAGCACCGATGCCTGAAGCTGGTATAAGGAAACATTGGACTTCGAAACCTTCACCTTCCAAGTCATCTTGCACCTGTCTGAGGACCATGCCGTTTTGGAGGTTAACAAGTCCTTGGACATTCTCTCCAATAACGAACTCGGGTTTGATTTCTTTAATGAGTCTAAACATTTCTGGCCAGAGATATCTGTTGTCATCTCTCCCTTTTTGTTTACCTGCGACACTGAACGGTTGACATGGGAATCCTCCCACAATGATGTCTGCTTCGAATTCTCTTCCTTTGACATTTTTTATATCTCCTTCAATTGGTACGTTTGGATAATTCTTTTTTAAAACCTTTTGACAAAACTCATCAAACTCTACAAACTTAATTGTATCAAATATTCCTGTTGAGTGGAGGCCTAACGAGAAGCCTCCAATCCCAGAAAATAAATCTAAAACTTTTAATTTATTTTCCAATGTATTCTTTACGGCTAGCGTCTCTCATTTTTAAGAATTTAAATTTTGCTATCTTTAACATCCTGTCAAACAAAGACTCTGCTTTAAATGTTTTAACAACATTCATTATCTTACCATTCACTATAAATGTAAGTGTATTATCTGCATGATCTAGTTCTACAGTGAACAACTCTTTAGCTTTAACTCTAGTGTCAACTCTTTTTAGATCTTTCTCTGTCATCATTGTTATCTCCGTTTAAAAGTTTAGTACGAAAAGCTGCATTAGGAATTTTTAGTTTCCTTGCTTGATGATCTACATAGTCATTTAATAATTTAGAGATCATAGCTCCTGGAGCCCTAAACTTTGATTTGCAAAGTGATTTTAAAATTTTATAATCGGTAGCAGGAATTGCTACTGACTTCCATTTATTGATGTCCATCTTTAACCTCCATATCAGATGTGAGTACTAAGGGTTCTATTGTTTCTGTAATACCTAAAGCATCTTTGAGTCTTTTATTCTCTTCTTTTAATTTATCTATATTCTCTTGAAGTAACTTTAAGCTGCTTACTAATTTACTAAATGCATTTTGCATTTTAAGTAATGAACTTAATTCTCCTTCTGGCTTTTGTCCTAAAGGTAGTAAGTTATCTTTGGTCATTTTGTCTCCTCATATTGTTGGTTTGTTTTTGTTATGCTATCTTAGTTATATGGGATATTTTTAAAAGTCAATGACAAAATTTGTTTTATTAATGTTAGTTTGTAGTGGTATTCCAGGTAATGATTGTAAACCAATTCCAACCCCTATAGAAGAATTTAATACTTATCATGAGTGTATTTATTTTGGTTATGACTATTCTAGTATATTATTAAAAGAAATGACTTCAGAGGCAGTAGATAAGTACGAAATGTATACTAGGTTTGATTGTAAAAAAAATGAGATTATTTGACAAACACCATAAAACAAGTAGTTACATCTTATGGTTTATAAATTTATATTATTAACATCATTCTGCTTAACTTACCCAAGTGGAGAAACAAAGTGTGGTCAATACCTTAGAGATGACCTCTCAGATGCCACAGAATGCAGATCCATGGCAAAAGCTATAGGTACAGCTCAAAAACGTAAGATCGAAGGACTAGGGGGCTCTATGGCCTCTTATAGCATATTTTGTTATGCTATTGACAACCAGGGTATGGATATTGACCAAAGCTTCGAAATATCCTATAATATCTTATGACAGCTTATCGTATCAAAGCATACATGGGAGGTTTGCAAGTAAACCAAGTAGTTGAAGCAACCGATTGCAAAGAAGCGATATTGAAAGTGTCTGAACAAGTGGAGGACGGTAGTGCCGAAGTTATCAATGATGGCTTCACCGGTAATAAAAGAATCCACATAACATACGAGGAGATCGTAGATGTTAAGTAAAGAAAAATTGGAGTTGCTTAAAAAACTTCAACACAAAGAGCATACTTGGTCAGCCAGTCTAATGACTAATGGTGGTTGTACTATTGACATGTTGTCAACTGAGAGTGAAATTAAATCTCTTAGAAATCAACTTAAGTATCAAGATGTTCAAGAAAATTTAGCTGCAGCAGGCTAATTTTTTTTAGGTTTTAAAAAACTAAACTTTTTTCCTAGGGATTCTTTCGGCTTAATAAACTCATAGTGGTTTATAATTTTTAATAACCTCTCTCTTTTAACTGTACTGTAAGGTAAAAATAATTTTGCTAAGTGTAATGCTTTTTGATGTGAGCATCTCCATCTCCACTGATCGACTTTACCTAGTGAGCCCTTACCTATTCCTTTGAAATGAATACTACCAACTCTAACAATATCATAAAAATTTTTAATACAATCTAAATCTGTCATTGCAACTTCCATTGCAACATTCCATTTTAAATATGTTTTACCGTTAGGTTTTTTACATTTGTATTGAGCATAATTAATGTTACCCTCACCATCAAACAATCCTGCTGCGTAAGCTATTAAGTCTTTGTTATCATGAGGAAAATTTCTATTTAGCATCTCCCCAACTCTTTCCAAGTCCAACATCAACTACTGAAGGTACTTTAAATTCTATTGAGTCTTCCATGATAGTTTTAATTTCTTTAGCATGAGCATCATCTGTTATGTTAAAACAAAGTTCATCATGTATCTGTAACATTGGTAAGTGACCTGCATTATAACAATCTAGCATTGCTTGTTTTGTTTGATCAGCTGAGGATCCTTGAATTAATCTATTTAATGCTTTGTATGTATAGGCTCTTTTAATATTATCTTTACCATATTTTGCTACTGCATTATCAAATGTTTCGGCCTGGTGTAATCCAAAGTCTCTTGTTTCCCATTTATCAAACCTACACTTCCTACCTTTTTTAGTTCTTATCACACCCTTCTCATCTGCTGCTAACTTACATCTGTCAGATAGTTTTCTAATAAAAGGTACCTTCTTATTATATTTTGTAATCAATTCATCTGCTTCATCTTTAGTAACACCTAATGATAAAGCTAATTTATTCTTACCCATTCCATACATAATACCTAAGCCAATTGTCTTAGCTTGTGTTCTCTCAATACCTACAAGATCTGCAACTGTTTGATGAAAGTCTGCACTATTATCTTTGTATGCTTCAACTAATTCTTGAGATCCTGCATAACCATTCTCTCCAATAGATGCTGCATAATGTACAGTCATCCGAGGTTCTTGTTGTGAATAATCAAATGAGCCCCATTGATGGCCTTCTTCAGGAATAAATAGAGATCTAATCTTGGGACCAAGATCTTTATTTCTAGCAGGTACTTGTTGTAAGTTTGGGTTACTCATTGAAAGTCTTCCAGATACTGTCCCTCCTAAATCAGATCTTAGTTGTTGTATCTCTCCATGAATTCTACCTTTGACTTGGTATCGAAGTATTGATGATAAGAAGGTACTATGAAACTTATTTACCTCTCTGGCTTGCACAATCAATTGCGCTAGTTTATGTTTATTATTTATTAACCAATTTTGTGTAAAGGAAGGCTCTTTTGTTTTTTCAGTTCGTGGATAGTCTAACTTCATTTTGTCAAAAGCTTTGGCAATCTGGCGTGATGCCCAAATGTCTACTTCTATTCCTGATTCTTTTTGTATGGCCTCCAGTATTCCTTTTTCTTGGATCAACATTTCTTTTTTTAGTTGTTCAGCTAATTCCACTTGGACTCTCACTCCTCGTTGACGCATTTTTATTAACACCGGAATTAATTGTTGTTCTAGATCCCAAACTGTTTCTAGGCTTTGAGTTCTTATCTCTTGCTTAAATCTTTGCCATAACTTTAATGTCAACACTGCATCTTGCTCTGCATAATAACCAACATGTTCTGCAGGTAACTTCCACATCTCTGCTTTAGGATCTATGCCATGAGCTGCGGCAGCTTCTCTTAATTCTGTTTCTGCTTTTATTTCACCAAGGTAATCAACTGATAATGCATTCAATGAATAACTAAATCTATTCTCATCTATTAATGCTGCAGCTATCATTGTATCTACTATATGTCCGTTGACCGTGATCCCTGATGCTTCAAGCCATCCTACATCGTACTGAGCATTATGAAATACTTTAGTACAAGGTAAGCTACAAACTTTTTTCATGTATGCTTTAACTTGTTCAGGTATCATATTACCACCACCTAAATGACCAAACGGAAAGTATCCTTGCCAACCATCTACTGCTACTGCAAATCCTACAATCTCTCCTTTACCCAAAGCCCAACCAGCTCCAAGCTTTTCATTAATACCATCATCTCTAGTTTCAAGGTCAATTGCTATTTCAGTTGCACCAGATAAATCTTTATATTCACTTGGTGTATTCCACATTGATTTTTTAAAAGTTAAAGTAAGTTGTAGTCCGTTCATTTTTTATCCTCATCAATAGGTATGCCGTCCTCATCTAAATTTTTTAATGTATAATCGTAACTACCTTTTTCGTGTTCATCTGTAATCCATTTAGCAGAGTTTTCTACTGACCACTTCCTAGTACCTACAAGTCTATTGATTGCATTCTCATGAGGGTTGATACCCATAGAAGGATCATAAATTTTTAATCTATTGTTCGGTTGTATAGCATAGTTACCATCATCTAATTCAATGACATGGCCACACTTATGTTGATCTGGTTTTTCTGAGTAACCAAAATTTAATTCATTAAAATCTCCACCACACCAATCAATTGTAAAAAGATATTTACCTTTTCTTTTGACATTTCTTCTAGAATTATATTGCATAGTACATCCTGCAATTTCATAAAAGGTTGTGACACTTACATTGTAACTAAAGCTATCCCACATCACTAACTCATCTAATGGTAATTCTTTTACTCCAGGTTTAGTACAGAAAGCTGATATAGGGGCTCTCCACCATAGACCACCATCTTCCATTAAGAAGTGAAACAAAGGTACTTGATTTGGTATTGAACTAAATCCAAACACCCCCACTTCAAAATATTTATCGTGTGAATCTTTTTGATCTCTTAAAAAATTACCTCTTACATAACACTCTATGATAGGTATGTTTGCATTTAAGTAAGCCATTATTTTCTCTCCTCTTTTATTTTCTCTATTTCTAATTCACAGTAATGAATTACTTTTTCTAAATCTTGTATGGGTGTGCCCTTAAATAAATATCTACAAACATATTTTACAACACATCCTTGAAAGAATGATAATTTATTTTTAGAAATAAATGTATAAGGTTGTATAGGAAGTTCTTTGTAGTGATTTCCTCCAATTTGTTTATCGTGTGGGAAGGCATCTTCTAACATATTTTTATTTGTCATTTTTCTCCTGTACATATATTAAATAGTCTGAACCAATTGGGTAGTTAAACTTATAGTCTGTTCTTAATAAATGTAAAGTTTTTCTTGCTCTTGTTGCACCGGTGTACCAAACTT